AATTCCATATATACATATAATAGCATATAAATGGAAAAAGTCAACTAAGAGATTAAATATGTATATGAGTGAAATCGATGATGCTGTGGATGATATTTTATCACAAATCAAAGACCATAAAAGCTCTACCTCAGGAATTAAGAAGGTAGAAGAGGATTTTGATGCTGATAAGTTAGAAGCGTTTATTCTTAATAAGACTAGCTCGCTAGTTAACACCTCTATTGATATGGTTGAAGATGTAAAGGACTACATTTCCTCCGCTCCAGAGAATAGAGATGTAGCAGCTATAGCTGAATTAATCAGAGCATCCACTGGAGCTATTGATACACTTAATAAACTACACACAGCTAAAGAAGCTAATAAATCTAAGATGGCAATAAAGCAGCTAGATGTTGAAGCTAGGGAAAGAATGAACATCACAGACAATCAAACGAAAGTACTTCTATCTAGAGATGATATTATGAAAGCCTTGATGGATGAGACAGGTGAAGATGTTGTAGACGTTTAATTCTACCACCTTGAAATTCTACTACCCGGTGGACGTCTTACATCTAGATGTATAAAGGTTGAATATTTACCAATACCGGTAAATCCTATTTTAGTAGCCGCGGCATTAACTGTATTATAGTTAAGTCCGGTTCTAAACGAAACATCTACAGCATTACCTATGTTGTGCTGCGAGCCTGGTTTGAAGGATTTGGACTGACCTGTTGATTGCATATATGCCTTGTTTCTTCTTCCTGAGTTTAGTGGTATTTTAACGCCCAACTCTTGACTTAATTCAATAAGCTTCTGAATCAAAGCCGGGTTTAATAAGCCAATAGCGCGATCTTCCCTTTCTTGCTTTGAACCACCACTACCAATTAATAGAGGGCTAAGCATACCTGACTGATATATCTGTATATAATCACGCCAGGTATCACCCAACTCTATATCTTTACAACTAATTTTTCCTTCCGCTTGCTCTAAGGACTCAAAAACACCATCACGCATTTCGTGATATTCACCAATAGCTATTCTCACCGCTGTATTACCTTCAATCGAAGCCTTTGTGTTAGATACAACCCAACCAGCATCTTCTACAGCAATACTCTCCGTCTTCGCCGTATTCACAGAGCCAATTGGAAGCTTACCAAAAGCGTAATAATATGCAGCAGGTGTTAAGCCGATTGCTGCATCTGGAAATAATGCATTTTCCTTATAACCGACTATCTTAATAAACTTACTGCATTCGTTTGACTGTCTAATAGTGATAAATGCCTTACCGTCTTTTATAGCCTTGACTATATCCATATTAAGCGGTACAAGGCCTTGCTCTACAACATTCAGCCTATCAAGCAAAGCCTTATTAATTATAGCACCATCATTGAATATCTTATCAGATTTATCAGCTAGAGGTACAAACAGACCGTCTTTAGACGCTTGTCCAGACATACCTTCACGTGATATATCATGTGACCAGCCGTTTGAAACTTTATGTACTATGAACTCCTTCTCCTTAAGTTGAACCTCACTAACTGGTGGCTCGGGTGTAGGAGTCGGGGTGGCTTGAGCATCAGATCCGCCAAAGCTGTTTAGAACTGGGTTCAACGCGTCAATTGCAGCATTATTCTGTCCACCTAGAGCGTCCTCCTCAAGCCACGCGTCCGCTGCATCAATCCAACGCGCAGGGTCACCCGGGCATATCCTATCCATTCCTTCAATACCTGTATCACCAGAATCAATCTGAAAATCACCGGTAGTACCTACAAGTATTTGCCTTTTCTCATGATCGATGAAGCCACCAGCAATATAAGGCCAACTACCACCGGTGGGTGCGTTTGTACTAACTAACGGCTTTGATATCCAGTAAGTATTTTCTTTAGTTAAAATATCACCTTTACCTATCTGGAAAAATGAACCACTTGTCCCACCTTCAACAGCTCCAGGTGCACTTGACCCTGAAGATCCTGTCCCAGTATCGGCTGCCGACCCACCGGTGCTGCCACCTCCACTTGATGAAGCCGGCTCACTAGCAGCGACATTAATATCAGATGAGGTAGGTGTCATACCCTTCACCGTATATGTACCACCAGGATCAGCGTGATAAGGTACGCCGTTTACTTGCCGTATATCAATACCCAGTGGGGTACTCATATTATCAGTATAAGGGTTATATCTATAGGTATGTTGAAACTTATCAAAGCATCCTCCTAGACTATTTGATATTTCTGCTAAAATAGCTGTACCCATCTGATCAAAATCAAAAAAGCTTTTAAGATCAGGTGTGTAATTATACATCTTAGCTACAGACGATCTCATACTACCACTAGACTGTGCTAACCCAACCGCGTCGGTTATATTTGACTTCCCCATTAATACAGATTGTGTACTTGACCAAGCCTCTTTCGCAACATTTGTTACTTCTAGTATACCCTGCTGAAACGCAGATGGTAAGTCGTTAAAAACAGCTTGATCTAAACCATCCATAAGATTAGTAGTAGTGCCTTTTAAGTCACCGAGATCAAACGCATTCTCACTCGTCTTTGTTGCTGCAGGTTGCGCTAATCTACCAATACTATCAGATGTAGCAGAAAACACATTACAAGGTGAGTTTATACAATCACGCGCTGCTTCACGTAACGCATTACCGAAGCTACTATCATCCTTAAAGTTTGGATAGTTAGGATCGTTAAAATAATCGTTTATACGTCTAACTTCATCCTTATAATATGGGTGAACCTTCATCTTATCGACGTAAAAGTTAATAGTAGACCAATCAAGTAAACTGCTGTTTAATACTAATATCTCAACACTACGTCTAACTGCAGCCATGTCACCCTCTAGCCCGGCATGGAAATCAACAGCTAAATCAACATCAACAGCAAAATCCGGATCATCAACAATCTCACAATACGGAGTAGCAAGTCTTAAATGCTCCTTACTCAAAGAGACACCGAATAGCTTTTCTGCTAGATTATTACCGTAAATTACCATCTGTTTATATTTATTATGTTAGGCACCTTCAGCTGTATTTGCTTGAACATCTTTTATTTGACCTTCTCTCCAAACCTTATACTTTGGTACACCTGTACCTCCAACTTTACTACCGTAATAGTTTGCATAAAATAGCTCTCCTCCGATCCGTGTACTTGGGTTACCTGCAGCTACTCGTCTATCTGCTAGTCCTGAACTAGCATTATCTGTAGCGAGGTTAGTTATGTTTGACCCAGCTAGAACGCGGTTTAGTTGATCGTTGTAATCTGGTGGTGATTGATTGTTGAGTTTTGCCTTTGTTGAGTCTGGATAATAACCAGGATCTTGAAGTATAGATCGTAATGACCTACCTGAAGCAGCTGCTCGGTTCATAACCGTTTCCATATATGCTTGCTGAGCCGCTTCGCCTTGACCGCCTACCTCTGCAGCAGTCGAAGCGTATAACAGCCGCTGTAAATCTGGATCACTCTCCAGCTCTTTCCTTATACGCTCTCTGTTAACCTCCCCGGTTTGTGTTACATCCCCTATAGGTAAAAGGTTAGTTGGTGCATTTGTTGGTTGTGCTATTGCAGACTCGCTTTCAGAGTCTGTTGATGCATTTGTTGGTTGTGCTATTGCAGACTCGCTTTCAGAGTCTGTTGATGGTACTAGCTCCTTATATCGCTTGCTATTACCAAACAACCTAACAGCTACTACTTCATTTTCATAGTCTAACTCCCTAAATATATGCTTAATAGACACCACAAACCAAATATTATCAGGCGCGGTTCTACCAGTCACCTCACCGCCATTTATTGTTACAAACGTTCCGGGCTTTCTAAAGACTTGACCACGTACATTGAACACTATTATATCGTTGAGAAACAAGAAACTGTTTTTAACCTTATTAAATACCTGATCCTCTAATACACTTGGATCATCAACACTACTATCAGCTCTTTCCGCCTTAAGTATTTTTTTATTCGAGTTTGTCAACACAGGTAACGCGCAATTAAAGCCGTTTGTGTCTCCTAGATCGTCTTCCTCAAAACTTGATACAATATCAGTAAAGTCTGTGACGCTTATGTTTGTTGCGGTTAAGTCTGGTGCACTATCGTTAAGTAAGTAGTCACACCAATATTTTGATCGCGCCGTCTCAATGTCTGCCTTAACTAACTCGTAGTTCTCAACCGTGTTGAACATACCAGAGGAATGTCGACCACCTGTCTTATCTTCTTGTGGTGCTAATACAAACTCTTCTAAATAAACTTCACCGAAGTCGCCTGTGCTTGCGCCACCATCTGACATTCCCTTCAAAAACTCATGATGTTTATCAGTAAACATCTTTTTGAGAGTGAACTTACGTGTAGTAGTATTAGTATCTTCACTAAGACTCTGTATCTTAAATAACGGTAAAGACGACTCTATTTGAATGTTGTTTACTAATCGTGTAATTACATCAAATACACTATCCTCTATATCCCACCAATATGATTGTAGGTTAACGTTAGAACTTTCACCAGTGAAACTATTATCAGTTAGACTATTAGTATTAATAGGTACAGGCAGTGTCTTACCCCACATATCAAGGATACCACTTACATGCCCAATTAGTGTATTGGATGGTGATTTATCCGGCTTACTACCAGTTTCCCAAAGCTTTCGCATCGACGTCTTTTTAAGCATGGATGTTTGCGCTTCTTCAAACTTAAATACAATTATATTATCTGTAATATTTTTTGCAATTATAGAACTGTTCTCAAGTATTGTTAATAAGCTTATTTTACTATCAGATGCATGCTTTGTTTTTGAATCTTTATCTTCAATGTTTATATCTAGAAATAGATTCTTCTCTGTTGAACTAAACGTCTCCAACCTATCCATTATATTATACGAGTTTTTAATGGCTACATTACCCGTAATTCCAGGATTTATAAGATTATCTTCTATTTCAAGATATGATAAAACACCGGTATCAATAGGAGTGACATCAGTATCACCACCAACTGCTTGCGCTATGATGGATAAATTGAAACCTAAATTCTTGCTTTGTAAATTAGCATCACTCATACCACGCTAGTTATTAATTTTAGAAAGTATACTCTCTACATATTTAGGTTTAATGAATTTATAGCCAATACCACCCTTTGCCATAAAAATGTAATCAGGCTTATTTATCAGAACAATTAACCACCATAAATCAATCGTGTTGTATAATTTATATGAGAGTGTTGTCCATGGCATATCATAGTTAAGTGATATATCATCATAAACATCACCACTTAACTCTTCCGGAAAGCTTACCTTATTTAGTATGTTGTAGAAATAATGCGGGTCAGTACTATCAACCAAATTGACGTTAAATATATTTTCATACAAAGTAGATTGCAGAGAGGATACACTCCTATCATCTATATTGTTTTGCTTTGCTCCGTTGTTAATTGTACTCATTTGCTGTATCTTTAAGGTATGGCGGTTGTAGACTAATTATTAATTGTATTCTGTATGAAGCGATTTACATCACCCTGTCTAGATGGGTCTAACCCGACAGATGCTTCCTGTACTATACCACTATTAGTAGATGCAGCGGTTCGTACAACCGCTTGCGCCGTAGGCGTTACAGCTATTGGAGATACATCATCAGTGGTAGTATCATTAAGTATAAACCCGGGATCCTGTGAAGGTTTAGGAGCAGGTGGTGCAGCTGTCTTACCAATTGTTACTGTATTACCTACCGTGTTTCCATGAAAGCCCGAACCTACCATCAAGTTTGCGTAATCTGATAACAATGATGTAAACTGAATAGTAACTTCATATGCATCTGGAATAGGTGCAGAAAAGCGCCCAATATCAGCTATTTCAACCTCTTTGTTTCTGACTGTACCTACAAAATCCACCTCAAGACTACTGATGTATGCATATGGCATATTTACCATGCCTTGTATAGTAGCGTCATATATCTTAGGTGGTAGTGTCCTAGCAAACGATGTTTTATATGGTTTGTTTTGATATGTTAATAACCACAAAAACTCGTAGTTTAGTTGATATGATATATCACCCTGATTTCTTGTAACTGTGTTGAATAAAGGAAACTTAACTGTTAACGTTGGACCTTCTTCTGCAAAAGAGAAATGTTTTGCCTTTTGTATATATACACCTGGTTGAGCGAGGTTAACAAAGGATGATATTTCTTCAACTATATCCATGCCTGTGTTAATGAGACCACTAGCAACACTTTCGTTGTTTGAAGCGCCCCAACTATTATTAATACTAGGCGGCTTTTCAAAGTAAGGTAAGCAGTAAGTAAACCCGGTGTCTTCCGTTAAATATAAACCAATTAACGATCTTAAAAAATTACTCTCGAGTCTTTTAACTGTACCCTTATCAGCAGTCTTACCTTGTAAACTATCCTTAATACTAGTAAGTTTGTTCAGGGCTGTATTTTGAGCTGCATCATCAACACCTATAAACTCTGCAAACTTACTAACTACGGTGCTATTTGCTACGTCTGTACCAGCTTTAACAGTACTATTAATATAATATAGTGCCTGAGATAATTGTGAATTGAGCACTTGCTCCTTCTCCGTCAACATCAACTTCGGTATCTTTGCAATCGCAGCTGCTGTAGTATTTGACATGCCACTAGAGAACCAACAGAACCGATTAACAATATCAATAGTACCACCGGCGGGGTGAGGCTTCTTATATACATCAGTATTGTCTAATGTTGACTCACCTATTTTACCACCATTAAACGTAGCAATGCTAGCATTGCTTATATCCTCAAAACTTTTAATTAACTTTGACATAATTTATTAACTTGTATAGGCATCACGTACGCCTACTGTTCTAGGTTTTGACGTCGCGTTATTACCTGCATTAACTACAGTTGTACCACCACTGCTATTACGTGTATTTATAGCAATATCTCTTAATATCTGTGTATGCTCTAAAGCTATTTTAACCAGCTGACCACTAAACCTTTTAATATCTTCATTCTGCTTATTAACGAGCTTATCTATAGCACCACCTGTCTTCATACCGAGTACTGAATCCTTGTTACTAAACGGTGTAATCTTACCATCCTGTACAATAAAGTCCTGCATTGGTGATTTATTTGCAGCATCCCTGAAGGCGCGCTGTGACTTCATATAACCAATATTTGCTGCAGTATATGCAGCCTCAGCACCCTTAATGTTCTGTTGATCCTTCGTTGCAAAGGCTTTTTGTAATTCACCGCGACGTATACGCATGATCTTCTCCATCTTCGCAAACTCTGCCGCTTCAGGTGAATTAAGAGTTTCTTTACTAGCATTTTTACGAAACTCTACCATACCAACCTCACCCTCACGTCGTCCGTATTTTGACCTAGCCGCGTACTGCTTTCCCGCGTACTGGTTATCTACTTCATCATTAACTGCTCCCATATCAACACCGAGCATATTACCAATCCTCGCTCTAATGCTGATACCAAACATCTTCTCTGGTAACATACTAAGCATCTTCTTTGCAAGAGCACTCTTTAAATCCTTCATAACGTTACCAGCTTTAGCAATCGCACCTCCACCTCGTTCACCAGTCTCCTCATTTGTAGCTCCAAATAGCCAGTCAGCTAATGGCTTAGCAAAAGGTATAGCAAACGCCATCCGCTGCAGACCGCCCTTAACATCACCACCTGCTATATCGGCAGCACCACCCCAGAACTCCATAAGATTCTTAATAGGGTAGTTATTCATTATTTTGTCTTTTATCTTACCGAAAAAGTCACTCATCTTAAACCCACTACCTGCAGGCTTTACCTTTTCTTCCTTTCCTTTTTTGGTATCTAAAAATGCATTTAGTACATCAAGACCTATACCTATAGCAGTACCTACACCCGGAAATAGCGTCGCAATACCAGACGCAACATCAATTAAACCACCAACAACATCCCCTGACTTAAATCTTGAGACAGCAAAGGCCCAAGATATCATAGATCCTATACCAGGTATTCTTTTAAGCACAGGTTTTAAAAGCTTAAACAGCATACCGCCAACCTTCTTAAATATACCACCTATAGCGCCACCTTTAAGAGCTTTAAATGGCTTTAGCAACGCGCCTTTGATACTACTAAATACAGACTTTACTTTTGTTTTTACTGTATCAACCATTTTACCGATTAAGCCAGGTTCGATTAGTTTAGCACCTAACCCTTTAAGCGGCTTTAATAACTTATCACCTAATCCCTTTAACGGAGTAAGCAGCATCTTACCTAAACCTTTAAGCGGTTTTAATAACTTATCACCTAAACCCTTTAACGGAGTAAGCAGCATCTTACCTAAACCTTTAAACGGAGTAAGCAGCATCTTACCTAAACCTTTAAACACACTAGTAATGGTCTTACCTATACCTTTAAATTTAGATGCAAACCATTTTACACCACCTCCAATACCAACTTTGGCTAGTATCTTGAGTAGGCCCTTTGCAGGCCCGTCTGATAAAAATCCGGTAACAAATGCAGCCAACCCGCCGAGTATTAATAATGCAGGTCCGATCAGTTTCTTTAACCAACTACCCCCAACCTTACCAGCTGCGCCTTCCGACGACTTTGGTAACTGTACGGGTAGCTTTTGTTTAAGCTTTGCTGATTGTAACGTCTCAGCTTCTGGACCTGGTGCTACTACACTCTTAAAGATACTAAATATCTTCTTATATCTAGCTACCTCGTTTGTAGCTAGGGTTGCCTTAACTTGTAGTATATCTTTTATACCACCACCCTCATCATCACGCCGTATTGCACCTCTAGATTTGTTATTGACACCTTGCTCAACACGGACACCACGAGGCTCACTGCTATTTTTATTAGCAAGGCTAGCTATAACTGCAGCAGCTTTTGCATTATTGGCTGATTCATCTTCCACACATATATTTAGTCACTAGATAGGAAACTCGCATCAATTTCTACAGCAACACCATCATCAAATGTGATATTTTTTTCTTCCTGCTTACGAAACTCACTAATAGCCTCAACTATCATGTTGTTAAGCTTCAATGGTAGTGAATCAATAAGCTTTTTACTCTCGTAGAGGTTAAAGTTATTAAGCTCGAACACATTCTCACCTACCTCAACACTCTCAACAAACTTAATAATCTCATACGTTAGTACAATGTTAACAGCGTCTGTCTCTCTCTGCTTTTCGTTGAGCTTGGAGATTTCTGAAATAAGCTTCTTTGCCACAATTGTATCTCTAGTAAGCGATGGTACTTTAACCGTTACATTAATACCTTTATACTCTACATCGCTGCTATAGTCGAAATCAAAGTCAGGCTCCGGTAAATCGTTAAGGTCATATTCTTTACTACCTACAATATATTTACTACTTAGTGATTCCTTCCTCAGCTGTGTCAAAATATATGATCTATCAGCTAAAGAGAAGTCATACTCTGACTCACTATTATTAATAATAATATCATTAAAGATAGCACTACTCCTAATAACGCCTTCGTATCCTTCAAACGCAGACTTAAGCAGATCTTTATGCTGTGAAACATTAAACAGCTCAAAGCCTAGCTCCTTACCTGATGACGGTACAGTCACCTTAACTACATTCTGCTTATTAAGATCATCTAGATCCTTAATAATATCTTTTAAAAGCTCTTTACTCACAGATATATTTATGACACACTCTCGTTAATCAACTATTTTGTTGCTCACGCTTCTTAACCTCCTCATTCTCTTTTTCAATACGCTCTGAGTGTATCTTTAATAATAGACGTGTCTCGTTATATGTTAGATCAAAGAAATCACCAGCTTTACTTACAAAGTGATTATAATGGTATAGTGTCTCGTAGAAGTATACTAAATCATATGATAATATTGAAGCAATAAAGTATATGACACCGTTACCTAGAATATTAACACTTACCTCTGATATATCTAGATCGCTATTTGCTTCAATTAAGGTGAGATCAAACAGTGTATTTGATAGATCAACAATATAATCCTGTAGCTGTAAAAATATAGATGTTGGTAGTTTATTTAATACGGTACGCTTTTCTTCCGCTGTTAGATCATTAAAGTTAATCGATGTATCTTTAAACCTAACAGTCCTAATAGTATATTGATATAAGTCATCTATACTATCAAAATACAGTCCGATGGGTACACCGACTGTTAGTGTTATATCACCACAAACGAGATCCTTATCTACATCAACGTAGTTATCTACAAGCTTACTCAGAGCATCGTCCAGACTATATGTTACATCCATATCATCCTTACCCTTAAACATAAGCTTATTACTTACAAAGAGTTTACGAACGTATATTAATATAAAGAACCTGTCAAATATGTTTAGATCTGGCTCAATATACAGCTTGTTAAGAAACTCACTAAGACCGCGATAATCTTTATTTTCACAAAACTTTAAGATTGTTAGATAATCTCTATTGATAAGTTCAGGTATTCTTACCTTCCTACCACTCGGTAGATCTAACTCTATAGTAAACACAAATATAATTAATAAGCTTTTTGCTTAAATCAATATTAATCAACGAGAGAATATTTACTAAACGCAAAAGAGACTGTTCTCTCTAGATCATTATTGCTGAGCTCACCGTAGCTCAATTGATCTGCCTCTACGTTTATTGGAACACAATCTTCAAACATATACGTCTTTCTCTTATTACGAAAATCACCAAAAGGTATCTCAAGATTCTCAGGACCACTAGGGTTTCTAGTATGTAAGTTAACAATGATGTTACACTTTAAATCAGTCTCGTCTTCAATTAAGCCATGATACGAAACAGCAACAAGCCATGGCCTAATAAACATATCAACTATGTCCTTGTTTTGCTCTAAAAACGTAACGTCTAACTTATTACTACTACCGTAATCAACTCGCCTATCACCATAGTAACCAGCTACAAAACCACCAGACTTAGCTACTGGTAAGGTTCCAACTGCTACCTGCTCTTGAGGTAACGCGACCGACTGTGCAAACATAAATCCAATGTCATCATCTGTTCTATTGTCGAATATACCTTTATGCAATGACCATCGCTTATCTTGATAGTCGTATAATACCCGTTCAATTGAGTCTGCAACTTGCTGCATTAACCCATTACCACTGCGACCTTGAAATCCAATAGTCCAAAGAAACTTAGTAGGTATATCACCTTCCCAAGTACTAGCGAGACCGTCTAATCGCCTCTGTATAGGCTGTAACGACATAAAATTATTCTGTTATACCACTCTGCTTATAGAAGTGATATGCAACAGTAACATCCATCTCTACTGTACCACCATTACCACCAGCCATGTCATATGAAACAGCGTCAATGTTACGTATAGATGCACCGTAGAGCATGTAGTCAGAAATAGGCTCGAGCTTCTTATTAAGCTGCTGTAGATGTATGTAAGTGTCTGCAGCTGGTGTAGCATACTGACCAGTTGAAAATTCATCATCAAACAAGGTACGTGAAGCAGCTTCCATTCTGTTTCTGAGCTCTGATGTAGCATCTAGATAGAACTTAAGTGAGTAGCCGTCTGAGCCAGGATATGTAGCATTACCAGGAATGTTAAAGTTAAGACCCATGTAAGGAGTTTCAACGTTAGTAATTTGTCTTGCTGGTAGAACACCAGCCTTACAGTAAACTAAATCACCTTCATCTAGTGTAACGCCTCCTGCTAATACAACATCATGTACTCTGAAGAGAAAATCACGTGAAAAGTCTCTTGCCTGAGCCTTACTGTAAAATTGTTCAATATCTTGGTTCGACCTATAATTTGACATATAATTATTTATAGCTACAGCCTACATTTTTAACAACTAAACAAAAAAAAAGGCTGAAATCTTTCGACTTCAGCCTCTTGGTTAGGGAGTATAATATTATCCTTGGACCAACTCCTGGAAGTTGGCGTCCGTGCGTGATGCATAAAAATTAACAAGAATAAATTCAGCCGTTCTAACTGGCTTAAGGTAAATGTCAATAACAAGCTCGTTCTGATCAATTACCTCTGGTGTATTGTTTCTTTCGTCACATACAATCAGGTAATCATAAAGTCCGTCGCTAGCCTTAACACGCTCAAAGAATGGCTGTAAGGTGTTAATAACTCTCGTTCTAGTGAATAGTGTGTTGTTCTCGAACAAGAAGTACTGCATTGTCTTCTTTGTAATCTTCTCAAGATATAGGAATGTTCTTCTTACGTTAATACGATCAAAGGCACTTGGCTTTTTAAGCAGTGTCTTTTGTCCGAAGAATATGTTACCTCTATCCTGGAAGGAAGCAATCGGGTTCAAGTTAACAGTATAAAGATCGTCTCTTTGTCTTTGGTTAGGTGTAAGAGCAATATCAACCGCATCACCAATAATACCTCTGTTAAATCCTGCAGGTGCACCCCATGGCCCAACTGAAGCATCTGTTGAAGCCATTTTAGCAGAAGCAAAGCCGGATGGTGGTACGTATACAAACAATCCAGTGTAGTTGTCAAACACTTTTAAGTAGTTAGCATATGTACATGCATAAGATGAGTTAGTATTTTCAAACTGATGTCTCAGTCCCCAGTAGATGTCTGTGTAGAAGTTCTTATTTTTATCGTCCTGTACCTTATTGTCTTTACCAGTAACAAGTAGTTGTCTGATTGGATCAGCAATAAATAGTACATCACCTCTTCCACCATCCTTAACAGGCCCGCAGAAAGTATTAAATCTATTAAAGATAACAGTATATGAATCTCTTGCAGCACTGTTTGAGATATCATTAGATGTTCTCAGAGCTTCAATTGAGTCAGTTGTACGTGTATCGTCGAACCCTCTAGCACTAAGAGCGCCGCTGGTTTGCATATATGTGAAGATAGTACCAAGACCACCTTCAGCAATCATGTCGATGTTAAACTTATCATCGTTCTTAATACGAAGTAGAGCACGATCTAGCTTCTTTGGAATATTACCAATTACCTTACCGTCAAGCTTTGTTTCACCATACGCGCCGAGTGCGAAAAGTGAATCAGCCTTACCAATATCAGTACTAATAGTTACTAGTTGTGCTGCTGTAGCACCTACTTGCGCTTCGGTAAGCACTCCCTCGTTTAGAGCTTTATAAAGCGTATCAGTTACAACCCGAATTTTACGCTTTGGATTACCATCAGCGTTAAGTTGCACACCGTTGATTTGATCCGACAGGTACGGGTTAACTAAAATATCAATGTTTCTTGAATCATCCTCTTGTGTTTCGAGGAAGAAGTTAATAGGAAGTCCACCGGACTCAGAGTTTTTCTGTCTGTAATATCCAACTGCACCGTTGACACCCTCTTCAAGAAGGTATTGTAGTCTGTTAGCAGACTTAGAGAACACTGACTGACGTATCTTAAATACACCAAAGTTAAGCGTGTCGTTAAACTCTGCATCACCAATACTGTAGTTAGTGATTCTATCCTCCATAACCTGTGAGATGGAGTTGGTAGCAGGATTTGATCCTTCACCATCTGTAGCAGATAGTGCAAACTCAAGTCTTGATTCTGGGATAGTAGTAAAGTCTGTTAAACCTACAGCTCCAGCAGATTGTGTTACGGTTTCAACACTTAAGATTGAATCATAATCACGAGCTGGGTTGAGGTTAGTATTATCAGCAAGACCAACATAATAACCATTGAACTGACCGTCAATAATTGTTTGTGCCTTGTTAATAACTAAAATAGCAGCACTTGATAATTCATTAACACTTGACCAGTCTGAGCCAGCAGTTTCTGACCAACCGTCTGTGAATAGCTCACCATTCTTAAGCTTTACATATTGTTCGTAAGTAAGTTCGAACTGTGTTGGTTTACCGATGAACCAGGAGCCTGTATTACTATAGTCGGATGTAGGAACTCCAGGTTCACCTGTTGATAATGTTGTAACACCAGTCGCTGGATAAGCGAGTAAACTGATCTTCGAGCCAAAGCCCTCACCGCTCTCGTCACCGTACGGTAGTCTGTTAACAAGAACTCTACCTGTTGAATTTAGAGCAGATTTAACAGTATGATAAAAATATCTTTCTGCTGGTGTTCTTGGGTTTCCGTAGATCTGTTCAAAATCACTGATACCGGTAACACCGACTACTTCGTCGGAGGGACCTTCACTTGTGAATCCTGTAATGTAAGTTGTCGTTCCTTGTGAAACCGTACGTAGTGATAAATCACTCTCTCTGATCTCAACGCCTGGAGATTGTATTGTCCTTCTAGCCATAAAATTATTTATGCTATTTCAGACGAAAGTTCTATATATTTAGCAATTTAGTCCGTATTTGTGAATAAACAAATGTAGCACTACTCTCTATCTCATTTGCATCCCTATAATTGTAGTTTATACTACCAACTGTAACAGGGAAAGCATTGGTATATGTAAACTCTATACGCTTATTATTAAACTCATCTAGACCATATAACGTTAAGTCTGTTTGATAATCAGAGAATGCAAACGGTCCAGGTACCTGACCATCTGTTAACTCGTTATCAACTAAATCATCATCATCAAACAAGCCTGTTTTATCGTCATGCATTAAATCTAACCACTTATATATGGTCCAATAGTTATTAAACTCGTTATCCACCGTAAAGTTAATGTCTACTGGTGGAAATGGCTCTTTCGCATGTGATGAGTTATATAGATTACTACCAGCATATGGTATTTGAATAGCAGCTACAGTTATCTCAGGTACAACAGCTCCATAAACAGACATCTGAAAGGCATCTTCGTCAACATTAAATGTATCTCTATTGTTTCTCTTCTTAATCTTTCTTAAAGCTGGTGGAAGCTGAAACACTAAAATAAACTTATCTACCCTATTCTTGTTTAATAGAGACTGCTGATTCTTATTTTGTGACATATTATTATTTATTGTAGAGGTTTATAACCAAACATAGATAACTCATCCATATCCATCTCTGCTTGATTTTCACCCATTCCGAACACCATTGGAGGTAACATGCTGTTATTATCTCCAACTACTTCATTATCTAGATATATTGAGGTAGCATCTTCGAAGTACTGAATACCGAAATCCATCTGATCAATAACACACGGTTTACCCATACTATCAAGCTCTGCTATTTCGAAGAAGCGTTCTGTTATTTCCCTCTCCAATATAAAGAGAGCGTACAACAATGACATAACCATATCATCATGCTTACTCTGCCTTGCTTTCCATGTACCGTTTGGATATCTAATAAAGTTCTTAAGCTCCATTAATGTCTGCTCATCTTTAATGGTAACGGCGCGCGCCTCGTTAATATAATAACGCATATTTAATACACCTTTGTACTTTGTATTAGTATGTGCAATCATACCCTGCATAACATTCTTACGGTTAGCTGCTTTATTACCATAAGATACTATCTTATCATACCCTAAATCATTATATAGTCTATCAACAACCTGCGCCCCGCAATTGTTACGCTCAATTAAAGCTAACGGTGATCCGTAGTTTTTTAATATAGAGTGTACTTTAGCAGTAAACTCAAGTGGTGGTATTTGGTTATTATTATAGCATGCTACCTGTCTAATGTCTCTGAGATCGGTTATATCTAGTATTTGTACGCATGATGAGTCAGCGCCCACTCCTTCAGCTGTATCAACACCAGCTACATATAGTCTAGATGGATCAGCTTCTTCCCATATCTTATACGCACCGTCATCAAGCACGATTTTAGGATCACAAATTTCAGTCGCCATCTTCTCAAATAGCTCTGCATCAATAGTTGATTCACCAGTTTCAATCCACTCACACTCAAACTCCTGTCGCCAAGCATCTACTGATCCGATAGCCTGTCTTGTATTCTCGGCCCATGCTTCATCTCTTCCAGGTACCTCATTCCAGAGTATCTTATCATATCCCCAGCCGTTAGTACCTTCTTCAGCGCCTGTATATAATGTATGAAAAAGGTTACCTGTACCATTTGCAGTAGAACATACAAATACTTTAGATTTCTTCGATGATGTAATAACAGGAAAGACTGATTTCCAGAACTCTTCAACCAAGTGAGGTTCAATGAAAGCCATTTCGTCAATTACAAGACAGTTTACAGATTGACCACGAGCAGCTGTACCAGTTGTAGTTGTAATACCTATACGACTGCCATTCTCAAGTGTCATAGATGTCTTTGCATACTCTTTAACAGGAGGTTTAATCCAGTTAGGTAACTCCTCATATGCCATTCTAACTCTCTGAAAAATCTCAATAGCAGTAGCCTCTTTGTTCGCTACTAATAGAATCCTCTGATCCTTCGTAAAGCATGCCTGCCATAATAAGAAGATAGTCATCATTGTAGACTTACCTATCTGTCTAGATGCTAGTAATACAAAGAACCTATTATCACGCATCTTTCTAATGGCGCGCTTTTGACATGGGTGTAGCTGAATTTTTTCCTTACCCCTGTCTAGGTTAATAATATGAAAGAAGTTCTCAGCAAAGTATAGTATGTTCTTACTAGCCTTTTTAAGGTCTCGTATTTTGTCTTTGGTCCATTCCCCCTTCCAATTCGAGTTAGGAAGGTTGGTATTACCCATGTAGAACATATTATTTTCTTTTCCCATTGAAAATATTTATACCTAGACATAAATAAATATATGTCTAAAGACGATTTAAATAGCTTGGGTTCACTTTACGGTGGTATGTTGAACGGATTAAAGAAGGATTTAATCAAGGAAGGTAAGGTCGGACCTGGTGAAATAGGTGACGCTGCTTTACAAGCCGGTGGTCCAACAGAAGAAGGTGGTTTTGCAGAAGCTGAGGTAGATATCGAAAAGCTTACTGATAAGGAAAAAGAAGATAACCTATATAATATTAACAAGTTGTCTTATACTAGTAGTTATATGCCTGAAGAGGATGAAGAGGGTAAGTATGATGACAAAGATGGTAAGAAAGAGAAGTGCGACTATGTTGACTGTGAAGAAGACAAAGAAGATGATGCTGAAGAAGATGAAGAGAGAAGCGATGGTACCGATGACGGTGAATGTGAAGAGTGTGGTGGTTTAGGATGTGAGCCATGCAATGGTACAGGTGAGAAAAGCGAAGAAGACGAAGAAGGTAACAATGTTAGTGTAAAACGAGAAGTACTTAACGCTGTTAAACAAGGTGCTGGTGAGTTTGCTCATAAAGCAGCTGGTATGCTTCAGTCAGCTAAAGAGCTTCATGACCAATATAGCAGACAGGGTGATCAAGAAAGAGCTAGTATCACTAAGTCACTCGTTCATCACTTCACTGTACAATCAAAGTTTGATGAAAATGAAGAAAGTTCACAAATATCAGAGAAAATCGCACGAGATGGCTTAAATAATTTTATGAAACAAAAATCAGTTTTTGACAAACTCTACGATAAGGTCATGGTTAATGAGAACTTTGACGAAATGGAATCAGAAGACTTCGCTGCTCTCGGTATTGAGGATGCTACTCCTGATGATGAACTTGAAGGTGGTAGTGATGAAGTTACTGTTACTCTTTCTAAAGACGTTGCTCAAGCACTTTGCGATGTTCTTCAAGCTGCAATGGGTGAGTCAGACAGTGAAGATGGTGATGAAGCAGACGCTGCTGAAGGCGCATTTGGTGAAGAGGACGAAGAAGGTATTGATACCGGCTCTACTCACAGTGGCAAATACGACGACGGTAAGAATAACAAGGTAGGTGATCTTAAGACCGCTGCTGCAGCTACTGCTAAAGGTGCTGATAGTAAGCTTGATAGTGGTTCACATCTTAATACATCTTACGATGATGGTAAGTCTAACAAAGTTGGTAACCTTAAGACAGGTGACCGCGCAGTAGACTAATCAATTAACTGAAACAATCAAATAAAAACCTGCTGAGTCGTATGATTCAGCAGGTTTTTTATTAAATACTAGTATGGTAACGTTCAAGGAATACTATCAGGGTGATAAGACTGGTAACGCACTCGCAACATCCGCCACAGGTCAATGTGGTAATAAGAGCTTAATGAGGGGTGATAGAAAACATCAGAATCTTGTAAGAAAAGAATATAAGCATAAATGCCCACACGTAAGTAATCTTATTAACGGAGGTGCTCATCAAATTAAGCTTATGGGTGCACCGTTAATGTCAACTCTTCAGATGTATGCTGTTGATTTTGAACCAAGCAAATGTAAGGGTCTAGGTAACTCAGGAGTTGAGGTTGATATGTTTGAAGATGCAGAGGGTAACCAGTGTGGTATGTTAAAAAGGAAGCAATAGTATGAATAATTCAGACGGTAGGTGTAATACAGCAAGACGAAACTGCTCACCAGAAGATATAATGGCTGCAGCGGATCCATGCTGTAGTGCTATTACTAGCCCTGATGGTTACAATGCAGAGCAGTTAGTTTTTGATCAGTCATATAAAGATCTGATTAACAACTTCGGATATGTTATTGATTATTACCTTCATACGTTTAATTTATCAAGTGCTAATTTGTTGTACGGTGAAGAGCCCACCGCTGTATTTTACGGTCCTATACCTATAAAGATGTATATGGAGCTAGACAATGAGTCAATAAGCTTACAGAGCTTTGGCTTTGAGGCTGCAGATGACTTTACCGGGTATGTACATATTAAATCATTTGAGGAAACACTCTCAAGTAGAGACTTTTTCATTCAAACAGTGTCAGGTGATATACTACCACTATCAGATTACGTAGATCATTTAATTCCTGAAGAAGCTGGCGACTATAGTATACACCAATCGAGTAATTGGTGTGAGCCGGGTTCTTTTGACCCATTAGGCTTTGGTTTTATATCTGAAGACGATACCCAAACATTTTTACCAGAGACAATGACTGAAGCACTAACTTCACTTTATGATCAATCTGGTGGGCAGTATACAATACTAAATAAGTTTATTGAAAACAATCACGAGTTAGAGCCTAAGTCTGGTGACCTTATAGACTTTGTACAGCTTGGCTGTGATAGACCTGGCGGACGCTGTTCAAAGATATTCCAGGTGACTGAAAGAATGGATCAAGATCTTGCTGGTGGTCTTAATCCGATGCTTGGTCATTATATATGGAGGCTAAGAGCCAAGAGATATGAGAATTCATTTGAACCTGGCGCGCCAATTGAGTGTGCAAACGAGCAAGTTTATGACAACACACATAACGGCGTCATTAATACAACAATACCGTCAGATAATATAAGCGAGCCTAAATCATACCCAGGTGATATCGATACTAAATCTAGAGATATTCTAGACATGGATGTTAATGATACTGATATATACGGATCGTATTATTAGTATATATTATGATTTATAACCGATAAAGGATAACTTCAGCCCGTTACCTATCGTCGTACTACCTACAGTCTTAATATCAACTTTAATCTCTGCATCATCAGGTATAGATGTAGTAGATATGACCCTCGGGGAAGCAGACCCAACACTTGTCTTACTACCATCGTCAATAGATATAATTGTTGAAAATATAGTAGTACCATTAGCTGTAACATCTACCGTAATATCTGCGCCAACAGGAGCTGTTGTAACGCTTGCACGTACATCTGTCAACTCCATCGCATAAGGAGCTCTAAACGTGGTTGTAATACCTGTTGTTAAGTCTGTTGTTTCATCAGACGCAGCTATTTGTAGTGCATCTATATTAGCTTGCCATGTTCCGACGCCATTTGCATCTGAGGTTAGCACATAAGAATCACCCGCGCCTGTTGGCATTTTGAAGCCTGCACCAACATTAAGGTTTGGAACGTATGCTGTATCCGCTGCATCTGTTACGATGCCCGTGCCTCCTAATATTACAGAGCGATGGTGGGTAGATTGGATTGTGTTTGTATCCCCACCAATTATGACCGCTTCAGTTGCGCTTTCGATTATGTTTGTATCTCCACCGAGAACTGCAGAATGTTTTGTCGCTGTTGATGCCGTTCCCTGTCCTGATAATCCGACAACGCTGTTGATTGTTCCAACAGCACTCGTATATTTCGTGTTAAGAGTTGTGGCTGTAGACCCAAATCCTTCAGATTCTTGCCCAATCACAATTTGACCGAAGCCTCCAATCGTAGAGCTATCGTTGCCAGAAACTACATTCTCACGCCCTCCATAATTTACCGAGCGATTGCCGCTTACTTGGTTTGCAACGCCTCCAATAGCGCAAGCTTGATTGCCCGTGGCAACGTTGTCATTTACCGGATTAGTAGGGTGCAAAGTTACAATCCTGCCTACACTAATATCGTTGAGGGTAGTTGCTCCGTTTGTCGTGACTGAATCGAGAGTTGGTAGAGTACTGACCCAATTACTACTTTCAGATTGTACTGTTGTATATGTATTATTCCACTGTGAGCTATTACCATCTAAAGCATAAACGATATCGTTAGCACTTAATGTACCGGTAACGTCAACTTGACCAGCAATACTAACGTCCCCTTCAACACTAAACCCACTAAGCTCAGATACCAATATGTCTTGGTAGTGAGTAAAGGCAGAAATTGAATGTATAATATTAGCTGATATAACATCAGCATTTGTAATATTATTACCCGCTAACCCAATACTAACCAGCTCGTCATAAGCACTATTCCAATCACCTGAAGTAGATTGCAATAAAGAGTCATCGTAATCTCCACCAATCCAAGAAGCACTATTAGCACTTACAGTCGTATAAGCACTATTCCAGTTACCTGAAGTAGATTGCAATAAAGAGTCATCGTAATCTCCACCAATCCAAGAAGCACTATTAGCACTTACAGTCGTATAAGCACTATTCCAGTTACCTGAAGTAGATTGCAATAAAGAGTCATCGTAATCTCCACCAATCCAAGAAGCACTATTAGCACTTACAGTCGTATAAGCACTATTCCAGTTACCTGAAGTAGATTGCAATAAAGAGTCATCGTAATCTCCACCAATCCAAGAAGCACTATTAGCACTTACAGTCGTATAAGCACTATTCCAGTTACCTGAAGTAGATTGTAGTAAACTATCATCATACGGATCTGTAAGAGCATCCCAAGCGGCTGAGTTAGAGCTTACCGTACTATATGTATCAGTCCATTGTGTACTATTACTAGTAGCTGAATAAACAACATCACCAGAACTAAGGATACCATCTATAGTAGCAGAACCACTAACATTTAGATCATTAACTCTAAAGTTTTCTATGCTATAGTTGTTAAGATCTAAATCTGCAGAAATTGATATTGTACTAGAGGCACAGGAGCCTATCTCACTCATATATACAACCTCATTACAGAAGTCACCATATGGTATGTTTTTAGATGCAACCCATTTATTAACTAATGAGTTATATACTAAAGTATGAGTTTCATCAGCTTTATATGAAGTAGTACCACCGCAATCATCACCGTCAGAGACCATCGCGACACGAAGACCTTTCGACGGGCTCCCGGTATTTGCACCGGCAAACGCACGATGGGTATTTATCAAGGTGCTTGCAAGGAGACCAAAGCTACCGCCGCGGTGTACCCGATTAACAAGGACGTTATCGTTAGCGCCATCAAAAGTATTCTCCGTATGTTCGTATACATTACCACCTTGTCCCATTGTACCATAAGGACTGAGCCCACCAGCCTCTGTGACATCAGCTGGGCTTAAAGGTGTTACACCGGCACCGATATATACCGCGGTATCATCAACAGTTCCAGATGTTACAGCTGTTGGAGCAGTATCGGATCCTGTTGGATATAACCAATAACCAGCGTTAGTGCCGCCACCCTTATAATAAGCGGCTTTATACCACTCATTTTCGTTCGGTATAAAGTATTTTGCGTCTTTATGTCTAAAGAGATTCTCACCATCAAGCTGCCATGCTTCGCCAGAAGTCCAAAGATCAATATTTTCATTAATGCCGGGTAGAGCAAAATTATACGCTGGTTGAGCTCCATCATTTATATTAAGCCAGTTAACATAACGAGCACATTCGTTCCAAGTTATGTCTGTAGCTGGTTTATCAGTACCACGACTATCTATTGTAATCAGACGAGTGCTATTTGCAGGGTCAGCATTATACTCAGCAATGTTACCTTCAGTAATTTCAAACTTACTAATACAATAATCATATGATACAGCGCCATAAGTTGTAGTATCTGCAACATTACCTGCATCTCCAATCGGTACAAATTCAATTGAAAATGTATTCAAGTTTGTCGCGACATCAGCTAAATCGTTAAGTTCTAATTCTTGGCTCCAAGCAGCACTGTTAGCACTAACTGTCGTACAAGTTGACGCCCAGCAGGCACTGTTAGCTTGCACTGTAGTGTAGTTACTATTCCACCTTGGCTCACTGCCAAACACCAAATCATACGCATTATCCCATAAGAACTCTTTGGCAGCGACAGTAATGTATGTATTCTCCCAGTTACCTGTAAGCGATATAAAGTTACTGATATCAGGTGATATAAATTCTCTTAGCGTGTCCACCGTGCCGGTCTTAGTTATATTATCCTGTACAAATACTAGCTGCTCTAAGCCAGTATATGGGGTATTTGTGTTTGGTAGTTGTGAAATGGGTATGCCGTCGCAGCTCATATGATTATTTAGTTGCAAATGATCAGTTTTATACTATAATAAACAAAATGACTGTAAAATTTGACGAAACATCGCATAGATATACACACGATAAGCATGGTGAGTTTGTTTCCGTGACCACACTACTAGGAAAGTATAAGAAACCATTTGATAGCTCACTACACGCTACACGTGTAGCAAAGAGAGAAGGTGTGTCAGTTGAGATGGTTCTCGAGATGTGGAATATAGAGAAAAACAAAGCGTGCGACCGAGGAACATATATACATAAGCTACTCGAAGATTATATTACGATAGGAGAGACACAAGATGACTACGGTTGGCTATATAAATCTTACGATAAGGGCGTCGAGCGTAACATTGATAGGTTTAAGAAGATTCATTGTGAAAGTCTACTCCATAATACCGACTTTATGGTTGCAGGTACTGCTGATTTAATTTACGAACATAGTAATGGTGAGTTTACTGTAGGTGATTTTAAGACAAATAAGCAGTTTAGGTTCTGCTCACAATATGGAGAGAGTATGCTAGCACCAGTTGATCATCTTCATAACTGCGAGTTTAATGTTTATGCATTACAACTATCCATGTATGCATACTTGCACGAACTATCAACTGGTAAGAAATGTAGGAAGCTAGCTATATTTTATTTACAAGGAGATCGCTTTGTTACATATCATTGTAATTATCTTAAGAGTGACGTTAAAAATATATTGGAACATTATATGTCGAAGACTAAATAGCTTGAGATGAAGGTTGGAAAACTAATCAAAAAATTTGAAACGAAGCTAGATGAACTCTATGAATCTCTTTATGAGTTGAGAGATTCTCTCGATATGGTTGAGGATGAACAGGTTGACTATCTCGTCAATGGATTCGTTGATCAAATAGAGCTAGTCGTTGACGAAGGTAAAATAACACCTGACGATATTAAAGATCAGCTCTTATCATTAGAAGAGGAATAAATAAAAGTATGAATGAGTTTGATAACCTTTGTGAAGGTATTTTAAGATCAGTAGATGACACTATTGACTATAATCCTGAGGAGTTAGCTAAAGGTATTAAAGTTGAGATGGAGCATACAACCGACAAAGCAACCGCTGAAGTAATTGCAAAGCAGCACATTGCTGAGGTATCTGATTACTATACAAGACTAGAAACAATAGATCCACATAAGTAGTTGATTTTAATAATTCATATATTAAAATAATATATATATATATGAAAAAAGTTTTAATTTTAGGCTACGGCTATACTGGAGGGTATTTGTATAATAGACTTAAGAAGGATCATGATGTAGAGATTGTCTCAAAAGCCTCTCTAAACTATACCGACTCTGATATTCTCGAGACGTATCTATTTGAGTATAAGCCTGATTACGTAGTTAATTGTTCTGGCTACACAGGCAGACCTAACGTAGATGGGTGTGAAGATAATAAAGAGGATTGCTGGAAGTTAAATGTAACAGCTCCTGCAATGGTCAACAACGCTTGTAGGGTGCATAATATTCCTTACATTCACATCTCCTCTGGTTGTGTTTATAGTGGTTATGATAAAGCATGGACTGAAAAAGACCCTGCAAACTATGGAGTGTTTAGTAACGAGTCGTCATTCTACTCAAAGTCGAAGCATGCTTATGAATTAGCGAGTAGTGATTATGGGCTGACTATCAGAATCAGAATGCCATTTGATGATGATAATACTGATAGGTCTATTGTTGCAAAGCTTCTTAGATATGATAAGCTAATTGACCCAGGTAAGAACTCAAAGACATACATGAATGATCTTACTAAGTTTATTAACAAATACATCTCAGAAGGTCATAATGATAATGAAATTATTAACTTTGTTAACCCAGAACCTCTTTCTACTCTTGAAGTTACAGAGATTATGAAGGTGAATGGAATGGTTAATGAGAACTGGGAAGTGGTTGAGTTTGAAGAGCTAGGAACAAAGTGTGGAAGGAGTAATTGTACACTTGACATTACTAAGCTTAAGAATAAATATGGTTTTGAGCCTCTAACTGAACAAAAGGCTCTTCTTCAAGCACTATACTGGAATGCAAAATAAAAAAAAGAAATGGCTAATTTGTGATAGCGAAAAAGAAGTAATTATCGAAGCATTAACCATGTGGGGTGCATTAGGTATTCATCTACATGGGGATCGTTTTGGTCTCAGTAATGATTGGCAGTATACAACTACAAAGACGGGCTGGATACTTGCAGTAGATGGAGCTGAGCGTAAGTTCGGTCGACAGAAGATTAAGTTAAAAGAAATAGTCTAATGCAAAGCGATTGTGATCATAGTCTAGAGTATAGACTACAAAAAGCAGAAAATCCCGATAAGACTATCACAGGCTTTACTGCAGGGTCGTTCGATCTCATTCACCCGGGATATTCCTACACGTTTGAGGAAGCGAAGAGACACTGTGATAAGTTTATTATATTTCTACAACAGGATCCATCTGCTACACGGTACACAAAGTATAAACCTATTATACCGTATTACGAGAGATATAAAACTCTACTAGCAATACAGTATGTTGATGAGATATATATGTATCAAACAGAGGATGAGCTTCTAGACCTGATACAGTTCTTCAAGCCTGATGTTAGAATATTAGGAGAAGATTATATTAATGAGCCCTTTACAGGTGACAATTTAGATACACGTGTTGTATATACTACAAGATCGCATGAGTGGTCAACCACAAGGATTAAGAATAGAATTGCAGCTATGACAATAGCACAAAATCCAGAGCTATTAGAGAAGATGAATGTAGCTCAAATTAGGAAAGGTAACTTCTCAAGTATTGAGGACTAAAGTAGGTACTTTCTTATAAGTCCATCATCAGATAAAATCTCCGCTGTAGGTGTTACAGGTGCCTTTACTTCCTCATCATCGTCATACCCTTCGTAGTAACCATATAAGTCATCACTGTCACTACTCTCTTCGAAAGACATACTACTGGCTTGAGCAGGTGCTGGTGATGGCTCGGCATAAGTATGCTTTATCTTTATATCTGCTAGAATAACTTTCTTTAACGCTCTAGCTTCAGGTTCATTATTTGCACGCTTTAAGAAATCCTCTACATCCACTTTAGTAAACTTACCCTTTAAACTTGTAACAGGGTCATCATACAACTCCCAAACATGTATAGGTAGGTACAATCTTGCTACTTTAGCGCAGTCCCTAATAACATAGTAAGCTGACTTCTTTAAGACCTCAATTCCAGTATCAGGACTATCATGCGCCTTGCCGGCTGGTCCCCAAAGCTTAGCAATTTGCTCTGGATTATTATTTAGTATTGCCTCTTCAAACATATTGATTAATTATATTTAGTTGCCATATAGAAAAGAGCTACTATAATTAGGAACACTGATATAATAATAAGTACAATGAAATCGAAAAGTACAAAAGGAAAAAGTTTTCCTAAGAAGCCTGTTGAATTCGGAACATTTCTCGTTGAGTATAGAGACTCAAAGGATGGAATGCTTCACTTTCTAAAGGAACGTATCGATACTATTGATGAGGCGCAAGCGGCTATAGATAAGTTACTACAGCAAGGCGCGTACGAACCTACTATTAGAAAGATTGGATGATAACGTTACTACCGTCAACTGGAGTTAAGAAGTTAACAGGTATCAACTATGATACATTAGAATGGGTAATAGACAAAGTACTAACTGCAAACTTAGGGCAGAGCTTTAACTATAATATTACGATTCATAAGAGCCGTATTAAAGAGACTTCGTATGTGTGGCTTGAGAATAGGTCACGTAACTTTAAGATATACCTAGACTGCTCTGGTGACATGAGATATTCTATTAGCACAATTCTCCATGAGATTAGACATATTCTACAGCACAATTTCTTTAAGTTTAGTATGGCTTGTGCATACAGTACGTATAAGGAGTACTATAATTCTGCAGAGGAAAAGGATGCACGTAAGTTTGAGAAGCTAACTACTTCAGTACTACATACATACAAAGCACTTGAGCAGTCTAAGGTAGTTTTTAAGAAGAACAACTTAGGAACTACTATATAATAAGAGTATACAAAAAAAGAGCCTAACGTTTTAAGTGAGCGCCTTCAAAAGGAACTACCTTATAATTAATAAGACAACAAACAACAACAACAATAAACAGTAGAAAATAATAATATGGGATTCATAACCGAAATTAAAAGCCTCAATGAGGTACCGCAATTCGAAGTCGAAAAAGTACAAGTATTCGATGGTAATAAAAGGTGCATTGATGGTGTTTATTCACTCCAACGTTCTGATACAAATCAGCATTTAGGAATGGTTAAGGATAAGTATCGCCCTATTCAGATGAACGAGATGATTGATATTATCTCTGAAGCATCTGATAAGGTTGGTGATATTGATCACATCGGTTACACTACCTCTAAAGGTGGTCGTAAGGTAGTCATTCAATCAAAGTATCGCGACACAATTGATGTTGCAGGTGATAAGGTTGAGCCATATATATACACTGTCATTGACAATACAGGTATGGGTAGTAATAAGATGATCCCAAGTACTGTTCGGATTGCTTGTGATAATGCTTTCCACTTGATCTCTCAAAATGAGCAGGCAAGTGATCGTGCTCGACACTCAGCATCATTTGATACACATGTAGGTGGTATGATCAATAATATCGTGAGTGCAATTTCAACTACGAAGAACTTTACTGAGATTGTTGAGAAGCTTAAGAATGAGAAGTTTACAGCTGATCAAATGGTTCAGTTCACACAGCAGTTGATTCCTGTTATTAAGGAAGAGTCAACTCGTCGTGGTCATAAGCGTGAGAAGCTTGTTGAGCTCTATACAAGTGGTCGTGGTAATGTGGGTGAATCAAGATGGGATGCATTCAATGCTGTTACAGAGTATGAGACTCATACAGGTAAGCAATCAGCTGAGAAGTTGATTCGTCAGTTCTCTGCGAATACTTTATCACGCCAGGCTCTTAATCTCCTCACAATTGCGGGTTAGTTCTAATAAATAACTATAATGTATAAAGATAAAATTGGAAGATTTGAATTTGTATTTGAGG